ATTCTTAAGTTTGGCGGAGCTGCAAAGCGAGCTACAGAAACTTTTGGAGCAAAATTAGATGACCTCAAAATCAGTGCAGGTGAGGCACAAGAAAATCTAGGCCAAGGGTTTATTACTGCCGCAGAAATTATTATGGGTAGCAGTAATTCTACAGATGTCTTTGGTGCAAAGCTTGAATTATTGGGATTAAATGGGGGTTACATCCTAATTGCTTTAGCAGACAAAGTTAATAAAATACAGGAAAGTTTTAGTGGCTTAAGTAAAAAAATTAGCAGTGACCCAATTTTAAAATTCTTTTTCGGCACAACTAAATCTATCCCAGTATTAGGCGGCTGGATTGAGGGCTTTAGGGGCTTAGCAGAGGATGGTAAAAAGATTGAAGAAAGCTCTAAAAAAATTGTTGAACAAACAGAGGAACAAAAAGCCGCTGCCGCAAAACTAGCCGCCTTACAAGCTAAGTTTGATAAGTTTGCCGCCGCCGCATTAGATAAATCAAAAAAACTTACTAAAGAGAAAGCTGCTCAAGCTGCACTAGATAAGAAAAAGGCAGAGCTTGAGTCTATGTTTGACATAGATAAGATCAACCTTCAAGCGGCCTTGAGCCGTAAGTTATCAGCTGAGGATGAGCTGCGTGTAAAGATATTACAAAAATTAGCAGACGGCACAAAAAATGCTGTTGATGAAGCTCAAAAATATGCAGATGTCTTAAAGGTTATTGAGGATGGTCAGATTACAACGGCGGAAGTTGCAATGTTAGCTAAAAAATGGGGTATGACTACTGTTGAAGTTTTACTCTACTTACAACAATTGTTTGCAGCTAATGACCAGCTACGCAAAATGCTTGATTTAATGGATGAATTGAGCAAGAAAAAATTTACTTTACCAACTGTACAAGCTGATTTTTCTCAAATAAGTCCTAAAATACAACAACAAATTTTGTCAGGTGCAGACCCAATTGCAGCCGGAGAGCAAGTCAGATTGGATCTAAAAAAAGAATTGGGCAAAATGGATCCAACTGGATCCGGTGCAGCGGCTTCTGGTAGATTAACTGCTGAAGCAATTGCTTATTATCAAAATCTTTTAGATATACCACGCATGGCAGATGGCGGCATTGTTAATAAACCTACAATGGCAATGATTGGTGAGGCTGGAGCTGAGGCTGTGATCCCACTTGATCGCATGGGTAGCATGGGTACCAAGGTAGTAGTAAATGTGCAAGGCTCTGTAATTTCTGAGGGTCAATTGCAATCTGTTATCCAAGATGTTTTGTATAACTTAAACCGCACCGGTGCAGTCACCCAGTTAGCAAACCTAGGTAGATAATGCCGGCGGCAGTATTTAAAGCGGAGATTGATTTCAGCAACGGAGCAAGTTTTGATCCGGCTCTTGTACTAGATGACCCTGCAACACCTTTAGACGCAGCTGTACTTGGTACAGCTGCGGCAGACATTGTAGATATAACAGCTTTTGTAACCCAGTGCTACATAAGGCGTGCCTTTAATAGATCATCTGACTCATTTATTGGCGGCAGTGCAAAGATAGTATTTGTAGATCAAACAGGTACTTTTAACCCTGCTAATACTGGATCACCTCTGTATGGCAAAATTAAACCTATGCGTAAGATCCGCATGACCGCATCTTTTAACAGTGTCAATTACAGCCTAGGATCTTTCTATGTGCAAGAGTGGAATTACAAAAGCCCTAGCGGATTTGACCCTGCCTATGTAACACTTAATTGTGTTGATGGTTTTCAGCTGCTAAACCTGACCACCTTGACTACAGTCAGCGGTGGCACTGCCGGACAAACTACAGCTGCAAGAGTCACAAGTTTGCTTGACTCTGGAGATTGGCCGGGCGGTATGAGGGACATATCTACAACATCTACTACTACAGTGCAAGCCGATAGCGGCAATTCAAGATCTTTGCTTGCATCTTTACAAGAGATTGAACAAACAGAAACCGGGGCTTTATATGTAGATCAAAGAGGCTTTGTTAAGTTTATGTCAAGGTCAGACATTATTACTGCCTCTGGAGCTGCTCTTACAAAATTCTCAGATGTCAATGGATCAGGTGATATAACCTATCAAAATGTTGAGTTTGATATATCTGACTTTCAGATGATTAACAAAGTTACTGTTACGCCTGCCGGATTGACAGCGCAAACGGCTAGTGACACAGCAAGCATTGATGATTATTTCCAACATAGCCGGGTTAGATCTGGCATTATGCAGACTGAGGCAGATGCTTTACAACAAGCTCAAATGATTATTGCCTCACGCAAAGAGCAAGGTGTTAATATACAGCTCAACTCTTTGACTGTAGATGCCTATAGTCAAGATGATGCTGCAAGGACTACGGCAGCTTTAGAGCTTGACATTTTCAACCCTATTGAGGTTACTCAAACCTTACCTGCCGGCAATGTAGTCAGTGACAGTGTTATAGCAGGGGTGCAGTATCAAATCACCCCTAATTCTTTTCTTGTAACATTTTCATGTGCTCAACCCTTTGCCGTAGGTTTTTTGCTAGACTCGGCTGTGGATGGTTTATTAGATGAAGATATTTTAAGCTACTAGGAGATACATGGCAAAGCAATCTTTTGTTACGGGACAAGTCCTTACCGCTCAACAAGTCAATGATCTACAAACCAATGACTTTAATCAAACTGTAAGTGCAAAGACGGCTAGTTATACTCTTGTTGCGGCAGACAAAGGCACACGCATTACTATGAGTAGTACCAGTGCTACAACAATTACAGTTAATACAGGTTTGTTTGCGGCAGGTGATACATTATTTATCCAAAATCTAAATACAGGCGTGTGCAGTATTACCGCCGGCACTGCAACTGTAGATACTTCTGCATCTTTAGCCTTGGCTCAACATGAAGGCGGCACTTTATATTTTACATCTGCCGGAGTATCTACTTTTTTCAAGGCGGCTGGGGCGGCGGCTTCAAGCGGTGGTATGACTGTAATTACCTCTGGCTCATTATCTACCACATCAGTTTCAATCAGTGGATTTTCAGGTTACAATTCTCTATTATTAGAAATCAATAATCCAGTTGTAGATGTTTCTAGTCAAATGGCTTTTCGTTTTAACAATAACTCAGGCGGTGTATATTCCCAAGCAGGAATGTCGCCACTTACTAATACTATTTTAAATGGTGGCCCAACTAGCACAGCAAGGGCTGGTTTTGCTACATACAATTTATCTACGACTGCAGATAATACAAGTGTTTTCATTTCAGTTAATGATTATGATTCAACTGTATATAAAAATATAAATATGGGAACTGCTAACGGCTCAGATGCTATTTTTGGAAATGTAAGATTTAACGATACAACTGCTATAACAAGCATACAAATAACCACAAGCGGTGGCACTTCTAATTTTACTGGTGGCACTTACGTACTATATGGAGTCAAATAATGAAACCACAAGTAAAAATTGTTAATTGCGAAACTGGCGAAGAAATAATTAGAGATGCAACTGCCGCAGAAATAGCCCAGATGGAAACAGATGCCGCTAACTATGCAGCCGAACAAGCCGAAGCCGAAGCAAAAGCGCAAGCCAAAGCCGCAGCCGAAGGTAAACTAGCAGCACTAGGTTTAACTACTGATGACCTTCGGGCTTTAGGTTTATAGCACAATCTTGGGGAAGTGTGTAATGGATGGCAAGAATTATTGAGCTGACAAGCCCTAATGGATGGCCGGCTAGTGAAGACCGCAAAGCTATAGGCATACAATCTTTTGCTATACGCGGCACATCATTAAAGATTGCGTGTGCCAAAGATGTAGCACCAATACTTGTTGCCTTTTGTAAAGAGTTTCATGAGCTTGTAGAGCCTATTGATCAAGGTCAATTAGATGACTGGGGTTATGCCTTTAGGATGACTAGAGGATCAGATAAAGTATTGAGCAATCACTCATCCGGCACAGCTGTAGATTTAAACGCTACAAAACACCCTCTAGGTAAGTCAAATACATTTACAAAAGAGCAAACAAATACTATACAATTGCTTTTAGTTAAGTATGGCTTAGCTTGGGGCGGTAATTACAAAAAGCGTAAGGATGAGATGCATTTTGAAATAGCCATGACTAAAAATCAAGTACAAAATAAAATTCAACAGTTAGGAATAAAATGAAACTAAGTGCAAAACAAAAAGCAATTGTTAAATCTTATCTACGCAGTATAGCCGCTGCCACTGTCACTACAGTCTTGGCATTAGTCGCTGACATACGCCCTGAGTTAAGTATTCTTGCCGGCGCATTAGTCGCACCTTTGGCAAGGTATTTTGATCCTACAGATAAAAATTTTGGCATCAACAGCTAATGAGTCCTAATGATTGGGCAGCCTTATCGGTATCACTTTTAACAATTGTAGGCTCTTTGGTTGCCTCAGTCAGATGGTTAGTAAATCATTACTTGTCAGAACTAATAGATGACCAAAATGGTGGTCATAATTTACAAGGCCGGGTTGTACGCATTGAGCAAAAATTAGACACGCTCTATGAGATCCTAATAACTAAACAATAAACCCCTTACCCTTTGGCTATGAAAAGCTGCGTGATAGTCCCAACTAGAGGCAGACCTGAAAACATGGCTAGACTTGCCGCATCTTTTGTTAGCACAAACGCATCTTTAGATCTGTATGCTGTTATAGATAATGATGATCCAAAATGGGATGAGTATGCAAAAAATGATGACTACAAGTGCCTACCTTCGGAGAATAAAACAGGTGGCTGTGCGCACGCTCTTAATGATGCTGCAAGGCTTTTACTTGATTACAGTCGCTTCCCTCTTTATGATCTGTACATTTTCATGGGTGATGATCACCTGCCTAGATCGCTGGATTGGGACAAGGCTTTTGAAAAAGCGTTATTAGGTAAGACCGGCATTGCCTATGGTGATGATCTTTTGCAAGGTCAAAACCTGCCTACAGCTTTTGCAATGACTAGAGATATTGTTGATGAGCTAAGGGGCATAACTTTCCCCGGTTGCAAACATTTGTATTTTGATAACTTTGTAAAACAATTAGGAATAGATCTTGACTGTTTAGTTTATCTGCCAGATGTGATCATTGAACACTTGCACCCGGCAGCTGGGAAAGCTGAGATGGATGAAGGCTATGCAAGAGTTAATCAGGTCAAATGGTATGAGGAAGATCTATTAACCTTGCAGACATACTTAAGATCTACAGAGTATGCAGATCTTGTTTATGCTCTAAAATGAGGACAAGATTAAGGCCTTTGCACACAGATGTTGAGCTGCAAGATATTTATGCAAAACCTCACAACCATACACAATTTAAAGATCACATAATAAGAGTGCAAAAAAGTATTGAGTTATTAAAAGAGTATTCTACTTACAATTCTATTGCTGATTTATCAGCTGGGGATGCAACAATAATTAACTCATTAGATGCGCAAGAAAAATACATTGGTGATTATGCACCTGGCTATAAATTAACTGGACATATTGATAACACAATAAATAGTGTGCCAGATGTTGATTTGTTTATCTGTTCAGAAACTTTAGAGCACTTAGATGATCCTGAAACTACATTAAAAGCTATAAGAGCTAAAACTAAATATTTATTTATTAGCACACCAAAAGGTGAAAGTGACACTAACAATAATGAGCATTATTGGGGTTGGGATAATCAGGATGTAAAAGATATGTTATTAAATGCAGGTTTTAATCCTGTAGTTTATTTTTTACTTGAGCTAAAAAAAGACTACCACTATGATTATCAAATGTGGATATGTAAATGAAAGTCCTAATTACCGGCTCACATGGCTTTGTAGGCAGAGCTTTCAGGCGAGCCTTGCCTTATGCACAATTGACTTTAGTAGATCTAAAAAATGGTACAGATTGCCGAGATTTTTTTAAACTAGAAACAAAAAAGTATGATCTTGTAATACACCTTGCAGCTATTGTAGGTGGTAGGCAACAGATAGAAAATCAGCCTTTAAGTTTAGCTGTAGATCTTGCTATTGATGCTGAGTTTGCCAATTGGTGCATGGTTACAGAGCAGCCTTATGTAGTTTATTTTAGCTCATCCGCTGCCTATCCAACAGAGCTACAAACCTTAAATAAAAAACATAAGCTCAAAGAAAAAGATTTGAACTTTAAAAAAATTGGCGCACCTGACATGAGCTATGGATGGGCTAAATTAACAGGTGAAATGTTAATGAGCTACCTGCGTGAGATGGGTACACAGGTCTTAATACTTAGACCGTTTAGTGGCTACGGCACTGATCAAGATATGACCTACCCTTTTCCATCTATTATGCAGAGAGCAATACTCAATTCAAATCCATTTGATATATGGGGGCGTGCAACTACAACTAGGGACTTTATACACATTGATGATGTGGTAGATGCTGTGGTCACAATGGCTCAAAACAATTGCAATCAGACAGTCAATCTTTGTACAGGCAGGCCTACTACCTTTCTTGAGCTGTCACAGATAGCCTTAAAAACCCTTGGGATTACAAAGATGCCAAGGTTTAACATACTGGCAGATAAGCCGGCAGGTGTGGCATATCGCGTAGGTGATCCCACAATGATGAGTGATTACTACACACCAAAAATTAGTTTAGAGGAAGGTGTCCACAGGGCTATATCCGGTGTTTTATGATTTATGATTAGGCCATGGCAACTAAACGCAAAAGCAAAAAGGTAGCAAAGCGTAGGCGTACAACTAAAGAAACGCCTTTAACAAAGCTTGATTTTTGGGCTATTGCAGCTAATGAAGTTTATATGGCTTGCCGTAAAGCTGGTATGGATGAAGGTACAGCTCTAGCTTTTGCAATGGATCGGTCATCTTATCCGGACTGGATTGTGGATAGAGAAGATCCAGTGCGTAAGCCATGGGATGATGATGAGGAATTAGATTAAGCGCGACAAGTCTTTTAACGCACGCTACTTAATTTGTAGTGATCTTCAGGTGCCATTTCAATTTGATGAGGCAATTGTCAATCTAAAAAAGCTAGTAAATACTTTTAAATTTGATTTAGTCTTAAATGTAGGTGATGAGCTTGACCTAAATACAATCTCAAAATACAGTCAAGGCAAAGCTGAGTCATTTCAACAAACATTAAATGCTGACAGAGATCTTTGTAAAGATATTTTATATGATCTTAAAACAGATGTAGTTTCTAGGTCTAATCATGGTGATCGGTTATTTAGTGCAGTGAGTCAGATACCGGGCTTGATGGCTTTACCAGAGCTGCAATATGAAAAATTTATGGGTTATGATGATCTTGGCATTTTCTTTGCGAAAAAACCTTATGAGATACCCGGTACTGACTTTGTACTCTGTCATGGTGATGAGGGCAACCTTTCTAGGGTAGGCGGTTCAAGCGCGTTGAATATTGCAAAAAGGTGGGGGAAATCTTGTATTGCAGGGCACTCGCACAGGATGGGCTACACATGCCACTCAGAGGCCTTTAATGGCCGATTACAGAGGGTTTTAGTAGGTATAGAGGTAGGACATACATGCAACATCTCTAAGATGCGCTATCTGGCCAAGGGCGGCTATTATGCCAATTGGCAAGCCGGGGCTGTAATTATGACTATCAAGCGTGGTAACCCTAGCTTTGAGATGATCCGCTTCAACACAGACGGCAGCTTCACCGCGCTAGGAAAAGCCTTTGGGTAATTGCATTTGTCAGTGGGCTATGCTTTAATTGCTTTTGTAAATCCATTTGAAGGGATGGGAAAATGAACGCTACAGAGTATGCACAAAAGGGCTGGTATGTATTGCCACTTAAAAAACAATCTAAAGAGCCTGCAAGATTTTTACGCCATGGTTATTTAGATGCAACATTAGATCAAGAAAAAATTGATCAGTGGTTTGCAGATCAAGAGCTAAACATTGGTCTTGGTATATCACAATCTAGTTTGGTTGTATTAGATTTTGATTTTAGAAATGCTTGCAAAGATCCTAAATTTTATGAGTTATTGGATCGCTGTTTCAGATGCAATACACATGTAGTAGCCACACATGATGGTTACCACATATATTTCTATGTGCCAAAGCCTATGCAATTCAAGGGCAAACTAATATCAGGCATAGATATAAAACACAAAGGTTATGTAGTCCTACCACCATCAATACATCCAAGTGGTACACCATACAAAATAGTAAATGATGTAGCACCGGTAGATCTACCAGAGGACTTGATGAAATTGATGACATGGTAATTGTTAAATATGACAAGGTAAGTGGTGCGTATGTTGATAGCAAACGCACACACTTTGTAAAGGCTTCTTTGATCAGGGCATACGCTCATAAATCTATGGGTGCATCTCAGGTCAGAGGTAGGCTCTCATCTGCAATGGTTGAGGGTTATTGGTTAGATAAGTTCAAGGAAGCGGTGAAATATGAACTCTGAAATGTATGGATGGGCAATCACAATAATTTTGTTTGCTTTAGTAGCACTGTTACTAACAGTGACATGGATTGTAGCTGTAGAAAATGGCTATGACAAAGGATTTAAGAGTGGTTACAAACGCGGTCTAAATGACATGAAGCAATCAAATGTCAAAGTGCATAAGATGACAATTACTAATCATCCGACACTAAGACAAAAGATGCTTGAAGCTGACAATGAATATTTAATGGACAGAGTAGTAAGCCTTTGGGATAAGGAGATGAAATGATAGATCTTACACAATATGAAGATGCAGCCACCTTAAACAGATGGTTTCTAAATAACTATCCGCTTGGCCGGATTGACTTACAGCTTGTAGAAATCAATCTTGATAAAGGCATTGTTGTGTTTAAGGGCAGTTTGTACAGAGATAGCAATGATGCAAACCCGGCTGTGACCAATTATGCCAAGGGTGAAAGAGATGATTACCCTGCACACATGCGTAAGTGGTATCTGGAAGATACTGCTACAAGCTGTATTGCGAGATGCCTGACATTGCTCAAGGGATCAAACAAGACTGCACCTAAAGAGTCAATGGCTAGAGCTACAAACTGGTCAGTAGAGCCAAAGGCAGATCTTGACAAAGAGCTGTTGCAAGTCAATCCTGTAGAAACCTTGACCCGAGAAGTAGAAAATTTAAGAGATCTGCGCTGTGAGGGTGGTGAGCGTATGGTTTATAAAGCCGGCATCTCTAAAACTACAAACAAACCCTTTGCCGGCTATGTCTGTGTTTGTGGTCAAAAATGTCCACCTGTTTGGGGTACAGCTAAATCAGATGGCACCTTTGTATTCAAGGAGTCAGTCAATGGGTGACATGGAGATGATTGATCAGCATGGGGTTAAAGCAAAATTTACAGACAATGGTGTAGAGCTTGAGATAGTCAAATGGACTGACCGCTGTGTGTCTTGTAATGATCCTAGGTTATTGCGAGAAGGCAACAGAAAAGTTTGTGCCTTTTGTGGGTGTAGGCAATGACCTTTGACTATCACAAGGCTATGGCTGAGGGTCATGGCTACAACAATTATGTAGCTAGTCTGCTCAGGTCTTTTGGTGTCCCTAATGTTGATGTGCCTGAGTTTAGTATTGCAACCACGCATGACAAGATTGCAGACAAAACTAAAAATGAGAAAGACATAGTTGTTGATCAGCTTGTATTAGAGGTCAAGAGTAGGGCTATAAGCTTTGATGGTGCAGATGACTTTCCTCATGCATTAGTCTTGGTAGATACTGTTTATGGCTTTGATCAAAAGATAATTAAACCTTTTGCATATGTCTATTTAAGTCAAATATCTAAGGGTGTCTTTGCTATACCGGTATCAACAAGGGAATTCTGGACAATGGCTACTATTTATGATCATGCCAGACAAATTGAAGTTGAGTGTTACTTTGTATCAAAGCGACATTGCAGGCCGTTTATAGAGCTTGTAGATATACTTTTAGAAAGGGCGCATGAGCGAGCCGGTGAGATGCAATAAGTGTGGCAGTTGGATCATGAGGGATGACCCTTGTATGACCTGTCGGATGCTAGATGCAGCTAAACACGCAATCAATAGATAACTTGCAAAGGAAGGGCAGCCATGTTAAGTTTCAATCGCTTTGTTGGGGGCTTACACTGGAACTCAGTCATACCGAGTGTCAGACGCTCTTACCTACCTCATGTTATTACATGGGGGGGTAGGGGGGGCTTTCCTAAAAATCTAGTCGCCCAAGCGTCAATGTTTGTAATAATAATAAACCTAATAAATATAACTCCAGTCTTTGCTAAACAAGACACAAAAATTTATCAAATGGAATACCTGCGACAATTAGAATACAGTGCAGATCAATATGATTGTTTAACACCACTTATCACAATGGAGAGCCGCTGGAATTTAAGAGCTGTTAATGGCTCACATTATGGATTACCACAAGGCCGATCAAAATTCTTATCTACAGCTGATCATAAGGCACAAATAACTTGGCACATTAAATACCTTAAACACAGGTATGGCACTGATAGGTTTGGTGTTGCAAACGCCTGTGGTGCATGGGCGCATTGGCTTATGAAGGGATGGCATTGAAAGATACAGAGAAAATTACAATTGGTATCTGCTCACCGGGTTATGTAGTAACAGACTTTCTCACAAGCTTATTAGATGTAGCTAGATCTCAAAAGCAATTGGGTCAATTTATATCATTGCAAGGATCAGGTGTTATTAGTCGCTTACGCAATCAGGTAGTTGCAACCTTTATGGAAAAGACTAAA